GAGAACTACATCGGAAAAGTTCTTAACACCGATCCTCTGAAGTTCCAGCAAGAGCAGCATCTGCTGTATGCCGACTTCCTCGTTGAGGACGAGCTTGCAACCACGAAGTCGAAGGCAGTTGCGATCGTTTCGGGTTCCGCAACAACGGCAGCCCAAAGTGGCGCCGGCGGAACGACCGGTAAGTTCGAAGACTTCTTCGGAAGATTTGACGCAAGATACTCAACGCCAACGACGACCAATGTCACATCCCAGCCTTTCGGCAAGAAGATCTACGATCTGTTCAGGTTTGAGACTCTAGACGACGGCGCGTTTGCAAACAATCGATTCAAGGTTTCGATTGCAAATATCGTTGCATCCACGGATCCGTCAAACAAGTTTGGAAAGTTCGACGTTCAGGTTAGAGCGTTCAACGATACCGATACAGCTCCTCAGATTCTAGAAGTATTCCCCGAGTGTAACCTCGATCCTACAAGCGATCGGTATGTTGCGGCTGTAATAGGTGACAAGAAGGTTGTCTTTGATCACGATGCCGAGCTTGCTGAAGAGCGCAGGCTTGTGATTACAGGCAAGTATGCCAACGTTTCGAGATTTATCAGGGTTCTTCCAGAGGTTGGTGTTCAGGACGGCGATGTCCCCAACGATGCACTTCCATTCGGTTTCAGGGGCGTTCCGGTTGTCAAGACTTCCGATGCCATGACGGATACGAAGGCTGCCCTAGTCTTTGACGGGCAAACCCTGGGTGTAGAATCAGCGTTCAGGCTACACGGCGCTGTTGCCGAGACCAAAGCAACTGCGGGAGCAAATAATCTAACGGCCTCAATCGTTCCACCACTTCCCCTTCGCTATAAGGTTACGCGTGGTGCAACGCTTGGAACCGGATACGAAGGCAAGCCAGGTGACGATGAAAGAGCCGACGCCAGGTTCTACTGGGGCGTCAAGTTTGAAAAAATGGCCCACACTGAATCTCTCGCTACGCCGGTGCTGAACCCTAATGTTTCTTCAACACCGAACCCTCTGGTTGCAGCGTATACCAAGCTAACGGGAATTTCTAAGCTCGATATGAGTGTTACTGGTTCCGGTGCTGACGCGTTTAACAACAACGAGTTCACGCTTTCCAGGGTTGCAATTGGTCCCGATACGGACAACGGAACTCCTGGATCGCCCCCAACTAAGTTCACCGAGATTACAGGTTCTGCGAAAGCTCACATGCTTTCATCGGTCTACGTAAGAAACGGTGTTCTTAAGTCCAATGTTGTAGACTCAATCACACAGCAGTACGTCGTCGACACTTCCCTGAACTCTAACCGAGTTACACTTGCAACCTTGCTTGCATCTTCTTCAGTTGTGTTCAATAGATTTACTCCGTTTGCTAAGTTCACAATGCCGTTCCACGGCGGTTATGACGGATTCAACTTGCTTGATCCGGACGCCGGCTTTGGTAACGATCGATCAACATCTCAGGATGCAGGCGGCCTTGCAGGTTCAACGGCGAACATCGGCCTAAGAGCAACCTCTTACATTGCCGATGCTCCGGGTGAGAGCACTAACCCAATGGGAATTGGCTTTAACAACAACTCAATCTCCTCGTTCAGAACTGCTGCCGAGATTAACACGGATCCATTCGCTGTTAGAATCAATCTTCTTGCGATTCCTGGAATTAAGGATACTGCAGTTACCGACTTTGCGAGTGAGCGAATGAGAGGTTACAGCCAGGCGATGTACGTTATGGATATTCCTGAGTTTGGAATGCAGAACGGAACAACGTCAACCCGACTGTACGACGACAGTACTCTTAGAGCCGATGTCCTAGAAACTGCGGAGCAGTTTGCAGGAAGAGCGATAGACAACAGCTACGTTGCTTCGTACTTCCCGAGTGTCATCATCGAGGATAGCCAGAACAAGCGAAGAGTCAAGGTTCCGCCTTCGATTGCTGCACTCGCTGCTTTCGGTTTTAACGATAGAGTTGCTTATCCATGGTTTGCACCTGCTGGATTCAACAGAGGCGCTCTCGAGTTTGTCAAGAACACTTCCACGAGACTCACGCAGGCAGACCGAGATACGCTGTATGAAAACAGGATCAACCCGATTGCGAACTTCCCAACAGGTGGATTTGTCATCTTCGGACAGAAAACTCTGCAGCAGGCTGCCTCTGCTCTCGATCGCGTGAACGTGAGAAGAATGTTGCTGGAAGTGAAGAGAATTATCTCTCAGGTTGCGAGAAACCTCTTGTTTGAGCAGAACAACGCAACCACAAGAAATCGTTTTGTCTCTCAGACAACTCCGTTGCTTGCGCTTGTCCAAGCTCAGCAAGGAATTGAGTCCTTCCAGGTTGTCATGGATGATACAAACAACACCGAGCTCGACAGAGAACAAAACAGGCTTAACGGTAGAATTGTTGTGGTCCCAACGAGAGCAATTGAATTTATTGCTATCGACTTCATCATAACAAATGCCGGAGTATCCTTCGAATGAAATACATATTACTAGCAGATTGGAGCATAACAGATGGCTGAGCTGACCTTTAGAAGCCCCGGCGTTAGCACAAGGGAGATTGACCTCAGCGGTCCTCAACCGACACAACCTCAGGGAACACCTGCAGCGGTCGTTGGTACCGCGGAGAAAGGTCCGGCATTCGTTCCTGTGACCTTTGCATCCTATCGGGATTTTGCGTCAAAATTTGGCAACACCGATGGTGAAAAGTTTGGACCAATTGCAATTGCGCAGTGGTTTGCAAACAGACAAGCTGGAACTTACCTAAGGGTTCTCGGCGCTGGTGATGGAAAGACAAGAGCTTCAGACGGCTCTGTCACGAGAGCGGGCTTTGTCGTCGGCGATCAGCTTCCACAGGCTAACGGGCTCATAGGTGCCAACGTTCATGCAAACGGCGGATCTCTAAGAGGAAGATCTTACTTCCTCGGCTGCTTCATGTCGGAGTCAGCTGGAAGCACAATCTTCTCAGAGGCTGGCTTGACCGGAAACAAGGCGCAATCTATTATCAGAGGCGTCATATTCTCTCCCGATGGAGTTGTTCCGTTTCTTTCATCAACGCTTGAAACTGACAATGCTCCAAGCGCAACTGCTGCGGCTACCGGAGTTCCTTCATCTGAAGGAGGCTCAGATGCTGGTGCTCTTATCGGTACCGTCAATACCGTTTCACAGGAGTTTGTCCTTCTCCTGAATGGACTTAAGCAGACAGAATCTGAAGGAAAGAACGTTATTACTGCTTCCTTCGATCCTCAAGCTTCCAACTATTTCCCGAATGTTCTGAACACCGACCCGCTCCTAGTCGAGTCCCAGGGACACTTCCTTTACCGTCACTACGATGTTTACAGTGCTTACGCTCAGATCACTGGCAGTGGTTATGCTGGTAGCCTAGGGGCACCAGTCATCGGAGGGAATCTGGAGCAGGCAGCCTTCATCACTACAGGTTCACTTGCTAGAGATACTCAAACTGCAGAAGTTCCAAACTTCGAAGCATTCAAGGATCGCTTCCAGCATGCAGTCTCACCGTTCGTAATCTCACAGAAGTTTGGTGGTTCACCTTCCAACCTCTTTAAGATTCACTGCTTGGATGATGGGGTTTATCCAAACAAGCGCTTCAAGGTGAGCGTTGAGAACATTCAGAAGTCCAACAACCCAGATGTTAAGTTTGGAAAGTTCGACGTTGTTGTTCGTGAGTTCGGTGACGATGACAGAAACCTAAGGGTTCTCGAGGCTTTCCGCGGACTTTCAATTGATCCAAACTCTGAGCGATACGTTGCTCGGGTTATCGGCGATCTAAACACCTTCTACGACTTCGATCAGAGGCCTGGTAGCCAGAAGGTTGTGGTTGAAGGCAAGTTCCCGAACTCTTCAAACCTCATCAGAGTACAGATGAATGCCGTTGTTGACGACGGTGAGATCGATCAGGAAGCTCTTCCGATTGGTTTCCGAGGACTAAACCACCTCGTTACCTCTGGAACCACGGCTGCTGGAAACATAATGTTGACCTCGACAGGTTCGGTTTCTGGTGTCACGGTTCACGTTTCGGCTTCGCTGTTTAGCGGAACACCTGTTGAGCCACCTGTTCCCTTCCGTAGAAACGTTGCGGTTGGAACCGGTACCGCAAAGCGATCAGACGCTCAGCTTTACTGGGGTGCTCAGTTCGAGCCGCTCGACAGCTTGACTCTTCCCAACAAGAACAACGCACCGCAAATCCAACGTTCGCCGATCGATGCTTACACGAGCTACTTCGCAAACTACCACGTCGGTTCAAGAAACCCATCTGTCGGCGGTAACGAAGGAACTGCTGATGACGGAGGGCTTGTTCTGGATGCCGACGTGTTCAACAACAATCTGTTCACCCTTGAGCGGGTTCAGGTTGCAACCACTTCCGCAGACGTCGTCGACGCGAAAGAGTGGCAAGGAGCTTCTTATCGGAGAGACGATTCTCTTGTGACCAACGGAGTCCTTAAGAACGATGGAACTTCTGTAACCGGTAGATTCCTGAACGTTGAAAAGGACTTCGGGGATCTTGCATCTAAGCAGTTCTTCAAGTTCTCATTCCCGGTTCAGAGCGGATTTGATGGTGTAAACATCTTCGATGATGACAAATCAAATCTTCTCGATGTTGCCATCAAGCGAGAGGTTGCCGACTCTAATCAGGGCGGCATCAACGGACCAACTGTACAGTCTTACAGAAAGGCTGTTGATATTCTAGAGGAGAAGTCAGATGTCGACATTCAACTGCTTGCGATTCCAGGTATCCGTCAGCCACAGGTCACCGACTATGCGATTGACGCCGTTGAGAACAGATTCGATGCTCTCTACATCATGGACATTCCTGTTCGCGACGCCGAGAACAACGAAATCACAGGGTCGGCCGGCCTGCCGAATGTGACGAACACCGTCACGACATTCAAGGGTCGCCCACTCGATAGCAGCTTTGCCGCAGCGTACTTCCCTGACGTCGTCGTCACTGATCCGACCACCAACACCAACGTGCAAGTCCCGCCGAGTGTTGCTGTTCTCGGTGCCTTCGGCCTCAACGACGCCGTGGCTTTCCCTTGGTTCGCGCCTGCCGGGTTTGCCCGCGGTGCTCTTGCAGCCTCTGAGGTCGCAGTGAAGACGAACAGATCAAACCTCGACGCTTTGTACGATGCTAGGATCAACCCAATCACGGTGTTCCCAGGCCAAGGCGGCCCGACGATCTTCGGTCAGAAGACGTTGCAGGCAGCAGAGTCCGCCCTTGATCGCGTCAATGTTCGTCGCCTCCTCATCGAGATCAGACGCCAGGTCCGGCAGGTCGCGAACACCTTTATCTTCGAACCGAACAGGGAGACGACGCTTGCTCGATTCTCTGGCGCGGTCACTCCGATCCTCAACAGAATTCAGCAGCAGCAAGGTGTTGACAGGTTCAGAGTGCAGATTGATACGACAACAACGACCCAAGCGGACGTTGAGAACAACACGGTGAGAGGAAAGATCTTCCTCCAGCCTACTCGCTCCGTCGAGTTCATCTCTCTTGACTTCGTCGTTTCGAACGCCGGTGCAGAGATCTAAGCAAGCAAGCCTGATATTTATCGCTAGGAGAACCAAAAAATGGCAGAGACACTTTCAGTCACCGATATGTTGCCGAACAAGTTTGAGCCGAAGCGACAGTTTCGGTGGGTGTTCGCGATCGAGGGTATCGACGCGTTCCTCATGAAGACTGCTGCTCGTCCAACGATCAACACCGAAGAAGTGACGATTCCTTTCATCAACTCAACTCGCTACATCGCTGGCAAGACAACGTTTGACACGCTCAGCGTTACGCTTCACGATCCGATTGCACCTTCCGGTGCTCAGCAGGTTATGGAATGGGTTCGCACCCACTTCGAGTCTGTTTCGGGGCGTGCTGGTTACGCTGACTTCTACAAGCGCGATTGCCAGATCAAGATGCTTGACCCGGTCGGTACCGTTGTCGAGCTCTGGGATGTCAAGGGTGCCTTCCTTACGAACGCATCTTTCGGCGATCTGAGCTACGATTCATCCGATCCTTCTGAAATTTCGCTAACGCTGCGGTTTGATAACTGCGTCCTACAGTTCTGATCCGGAGGTTCTTGTGAAAATCACAAGGCGACAGCTTAGACAAATCATCAAGGAAGAGTTTCGTAGCCGAGAGGGAAAGAGGCTAACCCGTGCCAGGTACGACGAGCTCACCAGCGAGTTGGACGAATTGTACGCAAGGATTGAAGATGCAAAAGGGTTACCCGAGCCAAAGCGCACAGCCTACTTGCAGTTTTACCAGAATGCAATAAACTCGCTTCAAGGGCATCTTGCCAGAGTTCGTGCCGAAGGCCTAGGAGACTGAAATGAAAATCACAAAGAGGCAACTTAGAAGAATCATCAAGGAAGAGAAGGCTCGCCTTGACGAGGCTCGCTTCTCAAAGGAACTTGGAACTCAGATCGTCGATGAGATGCCACGTCTAATGGGTGACCAGCCAGAGGTCAGGTGGTCGATTGGTGCAGACACACGGTACGGAAGGCTTTACATCTATGCAAACGAGGACTTGGATGTGATCGGCTACGGCGCTGGTAAGGACACAATTCGAATGAGCCCGCACCCGAACCACAATGCAGACGGCTCTGTCATTGAGATGGTCGGGCCTGGAAGGTTCAAGGTCACAAAGCTCAGAGCAGCACCTGCACCATCTATGATGAAAGAAGCATTTGGTGGCTTCAGCTACGCCAGAAAGCTGAACCTCATTCGCACCGCGCGAAAGGCCCTCCAGAGCGCGCAGGAGCTGGAGTCAACGAGCGCAATGGGCGAGGACCCAGATCTCGACGAGCTTGTCAACATGGTCATTGGTTATGAAGATGCCGTCAAGGCGATGCTAGACTACGAGTGAGGACAATGAAGATCACAAAGCGCCAACTCAGAAGAATCATCAAGGAAGCGATGCACGCTCAAAAAGGTGAACCGACCCACGTTACTTTCGTTTTCAACAGCCCGGTTGAACAAAACCTTGCTATGAGAGCCCTGAACAAGGCAATGCTTCCTGCAGATTTTGGCGTACAGGAGATGATGGTTCACGTTGATGACGTTCAAGATGTTGAGGAAGAGCTACGATACGCCAGGGTGAGATACGCAAAAAGATGAAAATCACAAAGCGCCAACTCAGAAGAATCATCAAGGAAGAGAAAGCTAGACTTCTCAATGAAGTACGCTTTGATCCATTGGCGTTTGAGGATACCGTCGACGACATTAACCAATTCACTCGCTCGTTTGAAAGGGGTGATGAGGTTCCGCAAAATGAAAAGGCAACAGAGTTTGCTTCCAAACAATTGTATGATGTGCTATCAAGGCTCAGGTCTGCAATGTATGCCGTTAACGAAGCAGGGGGAGATTTTTTCACTGCTCTTGACATGGCAGTAAAAGACGTGAAGGAGTTTGGATAATGAAGATCACGAAGAGACAGCTTAGAAGAATCATTAAGGAAGAGAAGGCTAGACTAGCCGAGGCAAACCCTGACGGAACCGTGTCCGACAACGAGGATGCAGAGATTTTTGTCTTTTTTGCCGACGTTGAGGAACGCATCGAAGAGCTCGCACAATTCATTGTGATGGATTCCGAGAGAATCGGTGGCCGTTTCCGGGGCCCAGGATTACGAAAGCGAGCTTTCCAGAAGGTACTTGAAATCATTCGTGAAGATTACAAGTTCTAAAAATAGCGAGTTCTCTATTTATCTTTCCCACATCAACGTTATGATTGTGCGAGAGGTTTAGAATATGAGCAACCGTGGATCAAATCAAGTATTTTCAGGCGGCATCCAGCAGACCGACGTGATGAAGGATTCTTTCGGCTACGAAGTGCCGGTTGAGTCTGTTCCCCTTCCGTCGCTTGGAAAGGTGTATCCTGATGGAAACCCGCTAAGCGGGCAGGAAACCGTCGAGATCAGGGCAATGACAGCCAGAGAGGAGGACATCCTAACCTCTCGCGCGCTCATTAAAAAGGGCACTGTCATCACCCATCTAATTCAGTCGTGCCTCATTGACAAGTCAATCGACGTCAAGAACATGATTTCCGGCGATCGCAACGCACTGATGATCTCGCTGCGAATCACTGGTTACGGCCAAGAGTACGGCGTTGAGGTTGATTGCCCAGCATGCGGCACTCGTTCAAAGCAGGAGTTTGATCTTGCAGCTCTCGAGGTGAAGACGCTCGACATTGATCCCGTCACGCCGGGAACCAACGAGTTCGAGTTTGTTCTTCCCGTAACAAAGAAGAAGGTTCACTTCAAGTTCCTGACCGGTGCGGACGAAGAGGAAATTGCGATCGTTCAGGAGCGCAAGAAGAAGAGCGGGTTCAAGGCAGACAATCTCATCACAACTCGTCTCATGTACTCCATTGTTTCGATCGACGGAATCACCGACAAGTCGAAGATCAACGGCTTCATTCGAAACATGCCGGCACGCGATTCGCTGGCCCTGCGTCGATTCATTGATCAGAACGAGCCTGGAATCGATATGAAGTCCTGGATGTCCTGCCAGAGTTGCTTCGCGGATTCGGAGGTACGGCTTCCGCTGGGTGCCACGTTTTTTTGGCCTGACGCCTAGCGACAAAGAGATCTACCTCGAACAGATCTTTCTCTTGATGTACTACATGGGCTTCAGCTACAACGAGGGCTACGACCTTCCGATCTGGAAGCGGGTGTGGTTCATCAAGAGAATCAACGAGGAGATCAAGAAGTCTAACGAAGCAAACGCGCCGGCTTCTCGCGCAGCCCATGATAACACGCCGGATCAGAGAGCACTGTCCGGTAGAAGTCGAGCAAACGTTCCTGCAAAGCTCAGAAGGTTCACGTAACAATGAATAAAAAGCAGCGGCATGATATTGCAACTTATTTGTTAGGCGCCTCAGAGATGCCTTCTGGAATCAATTCAAGCACTCAGCAAGCGGCTTACGCGACCAAGCAGCTGAAGGTGGCATTGGATTCTGGTGACGTTTCCAGCATTCCGGATGCAATAAAGGGAAGATCCGCCGCGGCCGCCGCGTATACGATGCAAACTAAAAAGCCTTGGCCCTTTTGAGCACTCGCTCAAGAGAATACTTATAGCCTGAGGATTCTGACGTGGCAGACGATCTAGGAACACAGCTAGGCATCCAGAACGAGATCAACAAGGTTCTCGTTGCACGCGAAGCAATCATGAAGCGGAATGCAAGCCTGCTTCAGGGTCAAGCTCAGCTTGCCAAAGAGCTTTGCAATGCCCTGCGCTGTGAGAACCTCGATGGCATGGAGGAACGCCTTCAGGGAATCCGAGACGCAATGGAAGACGCTGCAGATGCAGCACAGAATGCTGGTTCAGAGTTCAACAGCGCAACAGATGAAATCGGCAGGATGGTTGACGAACTCGACGATGCTTCGACTTCCGCAAAGAACCTGGACTCGAGGGTTCGAAAGTTTGCATCCGCAGCTGCCGTCTTTAAGACTGTCGGCGGAGCAATCACCGGAGCGTTCAGCGCTACGTTCAAGGCTGTCACAGGGGTTCTCAGTCTGGGTCCAAAATTGTTTGGATCGGTTGTTGCGCTAGCGAACGAGGCTGCCTCCGCTGGCAGAGCCATGGCCGAAGCGTTCGAAGAAGTTCGAGAACAGTTTGGTGATCTCGCAACCGGTGAAGGCTTAGCGGTTACGGAAGCTTTTCATGACATTGACAAAGCGGCTAGCGAGTTTGGTGTCAACCTAGGAAGCAGGTTCGGGCCTTTCATCGAAGGAAGCGTCGCTAAGCTAAAGGCAATGGCGGCTGCGATGGAGAACCTCGGATCTCTCGGTCCGCTGCTAGAACGACAGTTCACCGGAAGGGTCGTGTTTGCGATGGACAGCCTTACAAAGGGAGCTGGCATTAGCGCCGAGGCGTTCCAGTCTCTCGCAAACAGGTCCCTGAATGCCGGGCAGTCTTTGGAAAGTGTTCTTGAGCAGACATCACGAAGCATTGCTTCTGTGTCGAAATCAATCGGAGTTAGCACAAAGACTCTGGGCAAGAACTTCGATCAGATCGCAAAGGACGTGACAAACTTCGGCCATCTAACCGTTCAGGAGATGACAAGCCTTGCTGCGGTCATGACGAAGACCGGCATCTCAATGTCAACAGTTCAAGGCATTGCATCGAAGTTTGATCAGTTCGACAGCGCAGCGGAAAGTGTTGCAAAACTCACACAAGCTTTCGGCCTGAATCTCAACGCTATAGATCTCCTGAATGCTTCCGACGAAGAGCGGTTGCAAATGCTCAAGACCTCTTTCATGGAGCAGGGCAAGTCAATCGATCAGCTAAGCAGGCAAGAGAGAGCTTACCTAGCATCTAGCGCTGGCATAGCCGAATCGGATCTCGAGCGTGTCTTCGGAGACCAGGCCGGTTCAATCGATGAAACAGCTACCGCTGCCGAGCGAGCGCAACAAGCGCAAATTAGCATGGCAGCTTCAATGCAGGAAATGGAGAAGAGCATCAAGCGAGTCTTCGGTCCTCTCCTTCAACTCTCGGGAATGTTCAGTTCGTTCTTCGATGGTTTCGAGGAAGCTTTCAAGCTCAGCGGAATCCTGCAGCCCTTGCGAGATACGATTCGTGAGATCTTCAATCTAGGTTTTGCATCTGGCAAGGATTTTGCATTCGTCATAAAGAGCATCATCGAGGGCATGGGAGGCATGGATGCCGTCTTGGCAGACTTCAAGAAGCCTTTCGAGTACATAAGAGAATTCTTCGGAGATCTAAGGGAAGGCGAGAAGTTCGAAGATGCTTTTGCCTCCCTGTTGACCAAGATGCTGAATCATGCTGAAAAGCAGATTCCGAAGTTCATCGGTTTCATCGACAATCTTCTTCTTGACATCAACAAAAGGCTCCAGAGTCCAGGAACTCAAAAGACAATTCAGGAGTCTTTCAACAAGATATTTGCTTCTTTCGATCGACTGCTAAACAATCCGGTTGTCAAAACAGGTCTTGAGAAAGCTTCGAAGCTTCTTGCAAAGATATTCGTCGGCGCTCTAGTATTCAACTTTGTTCAAGCGATTCCAGGTGCGATTGCCACCGCTCTGTCAACCGCCTTCACATTAGGAAGTTTCAAATTTGGGAGAAAGGGCGCGCAAGAGGCCGCAGAGGAAGTTGCCGAGAAGTCAAGCAAGGGAATATTCGCAAGGCTCTCTACAAAGCTAGGGAAACTCGTTCCAAGGCTCGGTACAAAACTGATACCGGGAATTGGCCAAGTTCTTCTTCTTCTCGAGGGTGCTCTCGGAGCAGCTGATTTTGAGAATAGACTCGGCGAAAAAATTGATGCAAAATTCGATACCGTGGGATCTCGAGCCGGGGCAAAACTTGCCGGCGGCCTGTTAAACGCTGTGACGCTAGGACTGCTTCCAGACGTCGTGTTAGAAAACGTTGCCGGCGCTTTCGGTACGATTTCTTCTGGCTTGGGGAAAGCTCTCGACTTCCTCGGTTTTTCCGGAATCAAGAACATGTTTGTTGGATTTTTTGACGGAATCAGAAAAATGTTCTCTGGTGTCGGAACGTTCTTCTCGAACGCTTTCAGCCTGAACACAGATTCTTACAACAAGGCCCAGGGCGGAGCGGAGAGCTTCGGTGAAGGACTTGGCCAAACTCTCGTAAATATTTTTGGCAAAATGGTGTTTGGAATTCCTAACTTGATTTTTGGGGCAGTAACCCTTTTAGGAAAGGGTCTAAAGAGCGCCGGAGGTATGAGAGGATTGCTAGATGGCTTGGGTTCGTTTGTAATCAACATTATGGCTGGAATTGGTAGCGCCGTTAAGGGCCTTCTCAAGGGCATTCTAAAAGAAATGCTGGCGCAGCTCGCCGGACTTGTAAATTCCGTAATCTCCATGGCCCAATCTTTTGGGTTTATGAGAAGCCAGAAACTCATTGACATCGATAAAATCAGGGGCATCGATAAAACTGCTGCCATAGCAGCGTCGGAATCTGCCGCAGAAGCAATTGCGTTGACCGATGCAGCAATTGAAGACACGAACGCCGTTACAGAAAACATGAGGAAGCTCGGTTCAAGCAGGGAAGATGCTACCGTCGTAATGAACGATTTCAAGAAAGGTCTTTCAACTGGCGATTCTGCCATTACAATCGACAGAGAGAAGATCCAGTTTCAGATCGGTCTCAATGTCAACCTTGTGGCGGACAAGCTCGCCGAAGCTCTTTCTGATCGAAGCATCGTCAGCGATGAGTTTAGGTTAGTGAGATCCGGCGGCGGAGTGAATGTGTGATGAAAGTTTATGACTACATGATGGAAAATAACATGCTAGGCGGCCTGATCGATGCATGCGAATCCGAAGATCAGAAGGAAGCCATCATGGCATACGCAAAGGATGTTTGCGAAAAGTACGAGCCATTCCTGAAGAGCATCCGGGAGAACGTTAAGACAAAAGATGACAGAGACGCTCTTTTGGAAGCAATCATGAATTCAAGGAAGCGCGGAAATGCCGACAGATCCACCTGACAACTATCTAATCGACGATACGAATGGTAGCGGCGACTTCAACGAGGGCGATGACCTCAAGCCAGAGTTGAAGAGAACTCTCGGTAGCTTTATCTCAGAGCTCACGAAGACGCAGCCTACCAAGAACTCGTATCAGATCGAACCTGATGTTGTCGAGCCGGCATCTTTCCAGGAGGTAACGGAACGAACACCTGGAATGATTTCCGCAACTAGCACTCTTTCTGATTCTTTCATCAAGGAAGTTGCCGAGGATGCCAAGGCTTACTTCGAGTCCCTCGATCAGGGAGACTACGGTGGGGGAAGAAACCCTCTGGTTGACATATTTGACAAGGAGCTCCGCCAAGCAAAGCACGGCGAGAAGCTTGCAGCAATCACCGGTGAAGGCCAGGAAACAGAGATCGAAGAAAAGGTCTCAGAGGTTCTGAAGAACAACCGATTCCATCCCGGTGGCAACACTCCGTACATCAACAACAGAGGTGTGTCAAAAGATCAGAGGGTTCAGAAGCTTTTTGGAGAGTATGTTCCGGAAGGAGAGAGCGGAGCTTCGGATTACAGTCTTGAGGACATGCAGCGAATTGCTTACTCTCTTTTGCTAAAGGCAACAGGAAGACTCCAGTCCGATGACAATCCGGATGAGTTTGACTCCGGGAACATTCTGACCACAACTGATGGTGAAGGAGTCCAGCTAGCAACCGTGCGCGTCGGAAACAAGAAGGTCGACACCGGCGACATGTACGCCGCAAACGCCTATCAGGGTCCAAACAACGAAAAGATTGCAAAGAGAAACGCTGCCGAGTACTTTGTCAACGATCCCGAGCTAAACGAGAAGGCTGGTCCGGGTGGATTCAGAAAGCCTGGAACATCGTTCGGCCAGACGTACAGCCACCTCGAACAATTTGCTCCGTTTGGCGCTTTCTCACCTTCCCCCATCGCTCTTCTAGTTCCTCAGTTCGTTACAATCGCTGCGTCGACAGCAGCGGTCGGCGTTCTTCTCCAGCTTCTCGTTCTGGGCTTTGACATCGGTGCCAAGGATTTAGATCCTGGTTCCAATGTTTTGCCGCTTGGAAAATCCAAAGAGTCGGTGCGCGACACTTCGCCCTTGGGTTTTCCGCCAAGTTTTAGAAGTATACTAGGAATTCCTTACTTGGAGAACGGGCCGTCGCTAATAGTCAACGTTGCCTTAGGCCTTGGATGGTTTCAAGCGGCCTCGCTGTGGGGCGGAGCGGGTTTTGTCACCTCAGTTCAGAGAACTGTTGCTCGAGACGTTGTCGATTTCATGGGAATGTTTTCGGATCCGGATGGACCTTTTTCTGGCGGACTTGTCTCCGACCTGAATGGGGTTGGAATCGTCATAGATTCGCTGCTTAGGTCACCATTCTATCGCTTTGTGGTTGTGATGATGATCATCGGTGATAAGATTCTGGCAAAGAAGAACAACAAGAAGCTTGACGGAATTGATCCGACGATTCTTCCTGGATTCAGGGGTGCGGCAAACAGAATAAGTCCAACGGAAAAAAGTCTTGCATGGGCTTCTAACCAGCCAAAAAGTGTGTACATTCTTCCTGCAAAAATTCCCACAAGCTTCAGGGCGCCATCCCAAGGAAACGACGAGTTCGTAGAGCTTAACGACGGAATATCAAGGATTGATGCCGAACAAGTAAGGCAAATTGAAGATAACCTCGATGCCGAGTACATGCCTTTCTACTTTCACGACCTTAGAACAAATGAAATAATTTCGTTCAATGCGTTTCTATCGAATATCTCTGACTCGTATTCTCCAACGGTAAATTCTCAAACAGGAATTGGCAGAATCGAACCGGTACTAATCTACGGCGGCACTACAAGATCAATCTCGCTTGAGTTTGTTGTCGCATCCCTGAATTCAGCTGATCATAATTCGATGTACACGAAAATTAACAAGCTCACGACAATGGTCTATCCTCAGTTTTCCAGAGGAAAGCAGCTTCAAATCGAAAGTGGAGGAAAGTTCCTTCAGCCTTTTTCACAAGTTCAGACTTCAAGTCCGTTAATCAGAATCAGACTCGGCGACATTCTTTCCTCGAACTATACAACTGCTGCAATTCAGAGATTGTTTGGCCTCGGTGACGAAGAAACATTTGTTCCGCCATCCGTCGGTGAGACCGATTTAGAAAGTGATGCGAATAAGCGATCGGTGGCTCAGAAGGAAAAAGAGATTGAAGATTCAAAATACGAAACACCAACTTCTCCGATAGGATCACCGACCGGTCTCAAAATTGGTGACGAGGTCGTTTTTGCAGGCCTGCCACACATTGCGCTTTACCGTACTGGTGCAAATCCATCAGCCCCACCGGAAAGGAACGTTTCAGTTGTTCCAGGGTCGGTTGTAACTGTGACAATCGGTCCGATAGTAGGTTACGAGTACTACAAAAGTGATCCTTCTGGGGAGTCTCCAAACGACGTATTGCTAGTTTCGTCTGGAGTGATCCCATCCAGCGAACCAGAAATCATTTTCAATGACCCGATTTATTCCGCAACCCTTTCTGAGGAATCGCACAAAGAATTACAGTCTGTTGTTGGAAATGATTTCACGGTTGATCGAACAATCAGGGTCAGTCATGGAAAATTCAGAACGAATGGTTTTCTCGATCCAGTATATTTGAACAACCTCGCAAGAAGAGAGCTTCTGCAAGAAGTAGAGGAACAGGCTCAAATATTCGACAACGAATTCTTCTCGTCCGAAAAGAACGCAATTATTCGTAGTTTTGAATCCACGCGTGGTAGAGGCTTGGCAGGGATGATTACAAACCTCGATATTAAGTGGGGAGATACCTGGACTCTCGACAAAGGGTCAAGGGCTCCCAAGTATTGCACAATCACTGTCGGATTCTCGCCTGTCCACGACATCACCCCTGGAATCGATCATAACGGAATTAACCGATCGCCAATTTACGGTGTTGGAAATACTTCTAGGTTGCTGCGAGGCGGAGATCCTTACACTGGCGAGGATGAATCATGATTAGGCGTTACGCGAATGACAGCAAGATCCGCACCGGCACAATGATCGGAACGCCAAAGGCTTCAAGGATTCTGTCCAAAGCCGTTCGTGACGGAACTCTAGGCGTGAGCACTCGCATCCTTAAGGAAGGCGAACGATTGGATACGATTGCCGGAGAACTCTACGGGGATGCTAGACTCTGGTGGGTCATTGCTGCGTGCAGCGGCGTTGGATGGGCGTTGCAAGCCCCGGGCGGAACAGTTCTGAAAATACCGTCTTCACTGGCACAAGTTCGAGCGCTGGTGGGTTGAGATGGCCGTTGATTCTAATGGTACAACCCTTGCTGCGCTACAAGAGCTGGCAGCTTACTTCGGCGGAAGAAGTGAGGTCGATGGCCAGGCATTCAAGGTTTCCGAAGGAAAATTGCTTCTCGATAGAGTTAGAAGCACCTTGCACAAAGATATTCTGCCGAAGATTACTCGGAGTGAACTTGGCGGAGTAACAGCTCAGCAGCTTGCGGAACTTCTAAAATCTATCGATCCGACCGATGTCGAGGACGCAAGAAAGATTATTGCAATCACAACAGAAACTGATGCAGGTGACTTTGGAACGGCAGTAAAGCCTTCCGATTGCGTTCTTGGCTTTGAGGCAGGAGGCAACGACCTTCCATCGAAGGACAAGACGAGCGTGTCCGCAATCCAGGTATTTCCTGTGGATCTCAGTTTTTCCGGAAGAAGCAACGAGATTCTCGATGTTTTTTTCAACGGAATCCCGAACATCGAATGGTCAAGGTGTGTTCCGTTCTTCGACCTCATGATCGTGTCATCTAGATTTCCAACAGATGGTGAGGGCAGACCGATTACAATGAGCCAGTCGCTGTTCCTGTCAAGCGGTGAGTCGCTAGATCCAGACATCGACATGAAGATTGCAACAGCGAAGCCGGAGGGATTCAAGCCACCAGGCGGTGCCGATGAAGATGAGCAGTTCACGGTTTCCGGAATGGAGCTGTTTACCTCACCGCAGACGCTAGTAAACGCCGACAACGAATACTTCGAGGTTGACGAAACCGGGCAAGGAGGTCCTGCGATCCTGGACCGCTTCAGGCCGTTCATGACAATCAAATCGTTCGACGTTAATGTCACGCCTTCTTTCGGTCTTCAGGGGTTCAAGAAGGCAAAGATGTCCCTCACACTTCATGATCGATCTCGCCTTGGGCAGATCGAGCCGCTTGTCCAGCCTGACATGTACGGAAAAACAGAACTAAGGGTTGAGTACGGCTGGTCACATCCAGCAATCAACGATCCAGGAACGAATCCCATGGGTGAGTTCCTAAACTCTCTTCGCGTAAAAGAAAAGTACGGAATCATCAACTCGAGCTTTTCGTTCACTGACGACGGCCAGGTCGACATAAACCTAGAACTTGCGATGCGAGGCGCTTCGGACTCATTCACCGCAAACGTGAATGATACGACCACGTCCTCAAACTTGCTCGAGCAGCTGGACGGCACGGTCGAGAGGCTTCAGGAAGAATTGTCAAGAATTAGGGGTGCGAACACGAAGCTCTCGGATGTTGTCGGAAAAACAATCATTCCCGCATCGTCAAGCACTAGCTCGGTTCTAAGAATCAGCGACGAGGATCGAGTCGTAATCCAGGAGTTCATAAAAAACAGAGCAAACAAGGGATCCGAACTTCAGGCGCTGTTGGAACAATTGTTCGGGACGAAAGGCGATGACGGTCAGAGAGGTGAAATCATAGATTCATCTTCCAGTACCTTTAGAAAAAAAATCGGACTCTTACGTGATGTTAAAGATCCGTTTGCTTCTCGATTCCCTTCCCAAGCAATGACGACAGCAGATTATGGCAATGATTTCTCCATCAGACGTGGCGAGATGAACAGATCACACTGCTCGTTGGGTAAGCTGCTGATGAACTTTGTTGGTGCGCCTCTGGCAGCATCCGGTAAATTTGATGAGGTGCAGTTCATATTTTATTCGTTCAACAGGCTGGCTGGGCACGTTAGGCACCACAACATTGCTCAGTTTCCAATCAAGGTTAGCGATTTTGAGAGCAAGTTCGATGATGAGTTTCCGCGAAAGGACTGCACGATCAGGCAGTTCATCGATTTCATAAATCGTGAATTCATTCAAGACGAGTTCACAAGCAAGGTCTATCGTCTAAATAAGTTCTATAATCTCGTCTCCGGAAGCGTAGAGCTGAAGTCAAAATACGAAAACCCGTCAGCGCTTGCAGACGCAAAGACACAATCACTAAAGGAAGCTTACCCAGAAAATTCTTCGATCGAGTTCCGGAAACCTCAGTTGCAAATGGTCATGGAAGCTGTTCCTGGAATCACCTTCGGTGGCTCTGAAGCAGCGGACTCTGTGGATGAGGAAAAAACAATCCTTCGCATATTCATGTTCGACAAATCGGCAACGACATCAGAGTCGCAGGCAATGATCTACAACTCTCTCGCTCGACAGAACTTTGGAATATCACAAACAACCTCAACCGAGCAGAACGAACTTGATAACGGATTCGAGGAACAAGGATCGATCGCCGGTCACAACGAAAGGTTTGCCAAGGTTCTCGCAAACCTTGATGCATCGGGTGCGATTGAATTACCGCGCGCGGCAGAAACATCAGAGGGAACTCAGGCTCCGACCGAAAATCTCATCAAGCCGCGCGTTTCCGCAAGGGCACTCAAGGAAGCTCTCAAGAGAACCGCACCTAGCTGCCTGATCGGCTCGACCGGAAACCCTGTCATCAACGCGCAGCTTTCCAGCATGAACGATCCGGCATTGGCATCGATCCGGATTGCAAACAACGCTTCCTCGAAGGGTTCGGCAACGGGTAACGATGACCAAGGATTTCCAACATTTGTTCAGCCAACGCAGCTCAATGTCACGATGTTTGGGATGCCGCTGATCTCATACGGAACAGAGGTGTTCTTCGACTTCGGCACAAACACCAACGTTGACAACTTCTACGTCTGCACTGGAATCGACCACAGCTTCTCGCCAGGCGAATTCAGGACAAACGCAAAGTTCACGCAGGTCGACGGGTTCGAGAAGTTCCGATCGGCGATCACACAGGTTCAGGCCATTCAGTCGACCCTGCAAGAGATCAACGAAGACTAGCCTGTAAAACAGTGCATGCAGCGTTAAGATTTTGCATGCAGTACTACATCGACAATTCAGTTATCGGAACCGACGCTCACATGAATGTTCGAGACGACGGCTTCGGTTGGACAGGGACCATTCCCGAAGACAAGTGGGCGCTCGGCTGCAAGGAAAGCAGCAGAAACATAGAGAGCCTTGCCGAACTATTCAGAACCGAAATCACAACGTTTATGTCACTGCCTCAGGCAAAGTTCTTTGCATCTCTAGGGATCCAGCCAAAAGAGATTGGTTGGTCAAAGGCGATCGATGCAAAAGTCTACAGGAAGACCATAGAAGATTTGATCAGCGGCTGTTCTGGGATCATGGAAGAACTCCAAAAATCAGGCTATGAAAAAACGTATCTCAATAATCAGAGGTTCCTGAAAAGCCTTCAGGGCGCTCACATCGATGCTAATCGGCTAGAAAGGGCAATGAGGCTCGAAGAAGACGGAACGCAGCTAACAAATCTCAGAAGCTTCAAGTCTAGCTCAGGCATTGCAGAAAAGGTCGTGTACAACACTACCGAAAGCTCGACCGGTCGAATGAAGGTGAAATCCGGTCCAAAGATTCTAACTCTCAAGAGAGAGCACCGAAGCATCGTAAAGTCCCGCTTCACTAACGGCGAGATTGTTTCGATTGACTATTCAAGTCTTGAGCCTAGAATTGCATTGGCTCTTCAGGGCCACAGTCCAAAGGGAGATGTTTACTCCTGGATTGATAACTCGATCTTCGGTGGAAAGCTGGGCCGGTCGACAGCAAAAATCATGACGTTGTCAATCATTTACGGAATGTCGATCCATGCCGCCGGTAGAAAGTACGGGAAAATTACAAACGATCAGCAGAAGCAGCTGAGGACGATATTTGGAATTGACGAGATCGAAAAGCTAGACGCAAAGTACAATGCTTACGGCCGGCCGATCTATCCTGATAGCGATCACAAGAAGTTCAACGCATACGTTCAAAGCACTGCGGTTGATGCTGCTGTTCTCGGGTTCTCGAAAATATACGACATGGGCTGTTCGGAAGCCGTTCCTCTGTTCATGATTCACGATGAGCTTGTTTGTGATGTTCCCGAAGGTTACAGCAAGTTTCTCAAACACATACTTAATGATGGGATAACGATTGATTTGCTTGGCAAGCCTGCAAATCTAGAAGTTAAAGTGGAGAAGTTCGGTGAATGCAATTGAGCTATTAGTTGAAAAGAGGACGGGTGTTGGGAATGATATCGTTGCCTCGTATCGTGGGCGTCCTAGAGATGATCTAAAGCTCAAGCAGCCGAATGAGATTTTTAGAAGCTTGGGCATTTCCGGTCCTTCTAAAAAGGGAACTGCAATTGAAGCTTCAGCGGACTTGATCGCAAAAGCCAGGAGAGAGCAGGCGTTCAGCGATGCATTTGGAACGCCGTTTGCAATCTCCGACGATAAGGGCAGAAAAGGTTTCTTTGTTCCGATCGGAAACATCGACATTAAGTCAATGACGCAGTACCTTGCAATTTTTCTGATTGCGGCTTTCGAAGGTGGGTTTATCAGACAGCTCGAAGACATCAGGGTTCAGCACGAAACCGGCGGGCGAGGCGTCATTATCTATCCCACGAAGGGCGGAAAGGCAAGGTGGGTCGGACGAGCACAGACAGCTGCAAAGCCTGAACAAACAGAAAAAAGCGAGTAACATTTAGCCGGAGGGCTAGATGGATATTGAAAGTCTGTGGGCTCAGTACAGCTCGCTTGTGAAGTCGACATTTGAGGATCCCGCACCGGTTGAGTCTCTGTTTGAGCAGCTGGGCGAGAGGATTATCATGACGCCAAACACGAGGTTCGTTCATGAACCGGGATGTGAACCCGGAGGCATGATTCACACCTCACTTCAGATTGCAAAAACTGCGATCAAGCTCATTGAAGCTTACGATCTCAATCCAGATCTGAAGCGATCAATTGTGAAGGTTGCTCTTCTCCACGATCTTGGAAAGATTGGTGATCTAGAGCACGATTGGTTGCTTCCTCAGGATAACGGCTGGTACAGAGATAAGCACGGGGCTCATTACAAGTTCAACGATGCTGAAGGAGTTCAGAAGATGGCCGTTCCTCATCGAACGCAGTTTCTCCTTCAGCACTTTGGCGTCAAGCTCACGAGGGATGAGTGGCTGGCAATCCAGCTAGCAGGTGGCTTCCACTTCGAGGAAAACCGCTGGTACGTTCACAGTGAACCCAACATTGCTACGCTGATTCAGCACGCAAAGCACATCGTTTCGAAACGAGCCTAATAGTTATACAAGCGTTAGGTGATCGGATGTCAGAGCGAAAAATCAGATCTTTTGTTCGTCGCGTTCTTGAATCAGCAGTGATCGATGAGGATGACGAGCAGGAAGGTGAAGAAAAGGATGAAGTCTCCGCCGGCGGCGTTGCCGGTGTGACGACACCATTGGGAACCGGTCCCAACTATCCTAATCGCAAAAAGCCACGTAGGAAGCGAGGAAGTTAATGAAGATCACAAAGAGACAGCTGAAGAGAATCGTGCTTGAGGAAAGGAGGAAGCTTCAGGAAAATTACGTTTCCCCTGCCGCCATACACGATGCAATGAGAGACATAGAGAAAGCTCTTCTAATGCTTCTGGAAGAGGGGGCAACCAGGGAGTTTCTTGTAGACATTCTGCAAGAGATCATGGATGACGTGGCCAACGACAGAATGTCCAGAATCATCGATGGAGATTAAAATGAAAATCACGAAGAAACAGCTTAGAAGAATCATCAAGGAATATGCAGGACCTCCAGATCGCCCGGTCGATCCAGAAGACATGAAGAGACTGCGCGAACTTGCTAACATGATCGAGGACGCGGTTTCAACGGCAGAGAAGCTTGGACCAACTGGCAACGTTTACATGTTCGTTTCAGATCTCACCGAAGCTCTTCGAAACTTCGGCATCAACCCTTATTCCATGAACTAAAGATGAAAATTACAAAGCGACAACTCAGAAGAATTATCAAGGAAGAGAAGGCTCGCCTAGATGAAGCGCCTAGCACTACTGCGGTTGATCGTCTCAACAGCGCGCTGGATAGTTACGTCTCCTCGTATTTGAGCAGGGCTCCAGGCCCCATCATCGACGCGTTGGATTCTTTGAGGGACGAAGTTGAAGGATACATCGAGTTCCGTACGACCAGGGGAATGTCACCGACGCTTCGCTTCCGGAGCAGCGACGAGGATTCTGAACCCTAGCATCTTGTTTCCATAACACAAATAAACATTTGAAAATTTACTACATTTGACATACAGTTTGGTGAGTGGAAACACTCACTGAAAACACGATAGCAAGTTACCAATTTGGAGGTTTGAATGGCTATTGACTTTGATGCGCTGCGCCGTAAGCTCGGCCAGCTGAGTGGCAATAATTCTCGTCGCAACGTCATGTGGCGACCACAGGAAGGTGAGACTTCGACCGTCCGTCTCATTTCCTTCCCAGACAACGACGGACAACCCTTCGCTGAGCGTTGGTTCTATTACGGAATCGGTGCGAATCGTGGACTTCTAACTCCACATCAGTTCGGCGATCCTGATCCCTTCCAGGAGCTTATCAACAAGCTTCGGGATGACGGTTCTAAGGAGTCCTACGAGCTAGCTAAGAAGCTCTATCCCAAGATGCGAAGCTACGCGTACGTTGTTGTCCGAGGCGAGGAAGACAAGGGTCCTCGAATCTGGTCTTTCGGAAAGACGGTCTATCAAGATCTTCTGAACATCATGCTCGATGAAGACTTTGGCGACATCACCGATCCACTCGAGGGATTCGATATCAAGGTGGAGTGCACAAAGCAGCCTGGTCGCAAGTGGGCAAACACTAGTGTTCGTGCTCGACCTCGGTCGACCCCTCTCTCCGAGGATAAGTCGCAGATCAAGCAGTGGATGGATAATCTTCCAAGTCTAGATGACATGTTCAGCTGCAAGTCGTACGAGGAGCTGGAGAAGATTATCAACGAGTGGCTAGATGCCGGCGCTCCGGACGAGGACACGGCTCGAGCAGCTCAGACAAGTACTAGCGAGGCTTCTCCTCCACCGCCAAAGGATTCAGGGTCCTCAGGCAAGAAGTACAAGGATCTCGATGACGCATTCAACGATCTTCAGAATTTCTAACTGAAATCGATTGATAGTCATTGAACAGCGCCTTCGGGCGCTGTATTTTTTTCTGTGGAGGTTTTTGTGGCAAAGAAGAAGAAGCAAGAAGACGACTTTACGGCAGACCTGATCTCTCAGCTCAACAAGGACTGCGGATCTAAGGTTGCATACAACTTGGCATACGATGATTCGCCTACTCACGTGAATCGATGGATCAGCACAGGCTCACGACAGCTTGATGCAATTATTGCAAACCGATTAGACGGAGGTCTTCCAGAGGGAAGGATTGTTGAAATTTTTGGTCCGCCATCAATTGGAAAGTCTCATATCGCAATCCAGCTAGCCGTAAGCACCCAGAAGGCAGGCGGCATCGTCGTATACATCGACACGGAGAATGCAACCTCCGTTGAGAACCTTTCCCTTCTAGGCGTGAATATCAAGCAACGATTCGTCTATGTTGACACGCACTGTACTGAGGAGGTTCTGAGCATTGCCGAGGCAACGATTATGAAGGCCCGCGCAATGGGGAAAGACGTTCCGATTACGATTATCTGGGATTCTGTGGCTGCGTCATCTCCGAAGGCAGAGTTGGTAGGCGATTATGACAAGGATAGCATCGGACTTCAGGCTCGAGCAATCTCCAAGGGCATGAGAAAGATTAACGGAATCATCGCTAATCAAAAGGTTCTGTTTGTCTGCCTCAACCAGATCCGAACGAAGATCGGTGTCATGTACGGTGACCCAACCACAACTCCAGGTGGAAAGGCCATCCCGTTCCATTCCTCGGTTCGAATCAAGCTGGGCGCAGGTCGACCGATCGAGAACAAGGACAAGGAAGTAATTGGCATCAATGTATCGGCGAAGACAATCAAAAACAAGGTTGCCCCTCCGTTCAGGACAGTCAAGTTTCAGATTCACTTTGGCAAGGGTATCTTCGAGCATGAAGAGCTGTTTGATGAGCTTCGTCGTTTTGATCCGGTCGTGAAAGACGGAAAGGAGATTGATGTTTCTGGAACGGGGTCCTGGAAGCACTTCACTGTGAAGGATTCTGAAACCGGTAAGGACATTGTTAGCAAGAAGTTTTACAAGTCTGACTTCGGCGAGATCATCAAAAATCCAGAGTACAAGCCTTACATCGATGCTCTTATCGAAAATGCGTTTGTTCGACGAGCAGAGATTGACATTGACACTGAATCGTATGAAGAAGTTAGAGCTATTTCGATGGAACTTGAGGATGACTTTGTTTCGCCGGAGTAAGCATGATCCTACTGATTGATGGGATGAACTGTTTCATTCGGCACTACATAGCGAATCCTTCGATGACGAACAACGGGGATCCTGCGGGAGGCGTTGTAGGATTCGTTAGAATGATGGCGAGCCTTTCTGAGAAGTTTTCACCCAAAGAAATTCATGTTGTTTGGGAGGGTGGCGGTAGCCTTAGGCGTCGAGCTATCTTTCCAGATTACAAGAAGGGCAAGAAACCTCAGAAGATGAACCGCTATTACGATGATGAAATTCCAGATTCACATCAAAACAAGGTCGGTCAAGTCGCTTTTCTTACGAAGTGTTTGAGGCATCTACCGGTTGCGCAACACTACATAAAGGACTGTGAGGCAGATGATGTAATTGGTTACCTCGCGAGATACAAGTTCAAGGACTCCGAGGTTATCATCGTGTCATCAGACAAAGACTTTTACCAGCTGATTGATGACCGAGTCACGGTTTGGTCTCCAAACCAAAGAAAAATAATTGGTAAATCTGACGTTCTAGAAAAGATGCATTCGCTTCCGTCAAACATGTCGGTTGTAAGAGCTTGCGTCGGAGATTCTAGTGATAACATTGGTGGTGTGAAAAGGGTTGGTCTAAAAAGTTTGTCAAACCGAGTCGAGATTTTGCGGTCAGTTGAGAATGTTAGCTTGGACGATTTATTTATAGAGTGCCAAGAACGAGCAAAGACGTCGAAGCTGCAAATCTATGCGAGCATTCTGGAAAATAAAGATCTCATCAGGCGCAACTTCAAACTCATGCATCTCGACGTTTCAAACTTGGCAGGCGATCAAATACAGAAAATTGAAGGAAGCTTAGAGATCTATGAGAAGTCATACAACAAAATTGCATTCTTGAGCTGTCTTAAAAAATTTGGTTTGGTAAACTATGACCCTTCGCGGTTATTCTTGTCCATGAACATTCTCAATAGGCGGTAAAAATGCAGGCAGAAAAGGTAGAACTACACGGGCACAATTCGTGCTTCTCACACTACGGAAAACCATTTCAAGAAAAGATCTTCCAGGGTCTTCTCATGGATAGAGAATGGGCTTCGCAGATGTACGAGGTCATGCTTCCGGAGTTCTTTGATCTCAATTATCTGAACTATCTGACGAAGTTGTACTTCAAGTACTATTCCCAGTACAAGGCGTTTCCTACGCTTCAGCTTCTCATCACGATCATCAAGGAAGACCTTAGCGAGGGAAACGATGTAATTCTGAGAGATCAGATTGTTGAGTTCCTTCATCGTCTCAAGTCGAATCCCCATCCGGGAGATATCGGTTACGTCAAGGACAAGACTCTAGATTTTTGCAAGCGTCAAGCTTTCAAGGATGCTTTGCACAAGGCCGTTGAACTGATCCAAACAGATCGTTTCGACAGCGTCATCGAACTGATGAAGGATGCCGTTGCGGTAGGTATGCCGCATTCTATCGGCCATGATTTCTTTGAGGACATTGAGGCTCGCTTTGTAAAGGCACACCGTATTCCTTGCCCAACCGGACTTAAAAAGCTCGATGCTCCAGACATCTTTGACGGCGGCCTCGGTCGAGGTGAGATCGGTGTCGTTACTGCAAATACCGGAGTTGGAAAGTCTCACTACCTTGTTGCCATGGGAGCGAACGCTCTTAGGCACGGCAAGAATGTGCTTCACTACACGTTTGAGTTGACCGAGACAGCAGTTGGACGTCGGTATGATGCAAACCTAACCGGAATTGATGTCAATGATTTGATTGCCTCAAAGAAGAGAGTTCTCGATTTCTACGAGAATGAAGAGCTAGGCCGACTGATCATCAAGGAATATCCAACAGGGTCCGCTAGCGTCATCACGATTAGGAATCACGTTGAGAAGCTTTCTCTAAAAGGATTTAAGCCAAGCCTCATTGTGATTGATTATGCCGACATCATGAAGTCTACCAAGTCTTACGACTCGCTAAGGCATGAGCTCAAGTTAGTCTACGAAGAGCTTCGTAACCTCGCAATGGAAATGAACGTTCCCATCTGGACTGCGAGTCAAGCAAACAGGGATTCCGCAAATAGCGATATCGTTGGCCTTGAAAACATGTCTGAAGCCTACGGAAAGGCAATGGTTGCAGACGTTGTTGTGTCACTGAGTAGAAAGGCCATGGAAAAGTCGACTGGGCATGGTCGTCTATACATCGCGAAGAACAGAGCTGGCCGTGACGGAATCCTGTTCCCGATGAACATCAATACAGCGCAATCGAGAATCACACTGCTAGACGAGTCTGAACTGACACTAAATGAAGCTGTGAATCAAGATAGCAATGCAGAAAAGAACCTGCTTCGTAAAAAGTGGCGGGAAGTTACCAACAAACTAGCAAACGGAGAAGAGTAATGGAAATCGCGTCAAAGATTCTATCTGACGTAACAGTTCATATGAAGTATGCACGCTATGATTCTGAAAAGTTTCGACGCGAGACTTTTGAGGAGATCGTTGAAAGAAACGTTGCCATGCACGTCAAGAAGCACCCAGAGTTGAAGGAAGAGATCGAAGAGGCGTACAGGTTTGTCTACGATCGAAAGGTTCTTCCTTCTATGAGATCGATGCAGTTCGGCGGAAAGCCCATCGAGGTTGCTCCAAACCGAATCTACAACTGCGCCTACATGCCAATTGACGACGCTAGGGCTTTTTCTGAAGCTATGTTTCTTCTCTTGGGAGGAACCGGAGTCGGGTATTCAGTTCAGGCCCACCACGTGGAAAAGCTTCCGGAGATCAGCCTTCCAAACTTAAACCGTACTCGTCGTTTTCTCGTTGGAGATTCCATCGAAGGATGGGCAGACGCAGTCAAGGCACTTCTTCATTCTTACTTCAAGGGCACTTCCAAGCTCAGGTTCGACTTCTCCGACATTCGACCAAAGGGAGCACGACTCGTAACGAGTGGTGGCAAAGCTCCAGGTCCGCAGCCTCTCAAGGAATGCCTGGTAAAGGTTGAGGGCATTCTGGCTTCTAAGCAGACTGGCGACAAGCTTACTCCGATTGAGTGCCATGACATCATGTGCCACATTGCCGATGCTGTGCTTGCGGGAGGAATCCGCCGCGCTGCACTTATTTGCCTGTTCTCGGCTGATGATGAGGAAATGATTTCGTGCAAGTCTGGCAACTGGTGGGAGACAAACCCTCAGCGTGGGCGAGCCAACAACTCTGCTGTGCTTTTGCGCCATCGGATCGATCGCGATTACTTTAACGATCTATGGGAGCGTATCCGAGCTTCCGGCGCCGGAGAACCAGGGATCTACCTTTCTCATGATAAGGACTGGGGAACAAACCCTTGTTGCGAGATCGCACTCAGGCCAAACCAGTTCTGCAATCTCACCGAGATCAACGTTTCCAACGTCGATAGCCAGGAAGAATATGAGGCCCGCGTTCGCGCAGCTACGTTTATTGGAACACTTCAAACATCTTACACCGACTTTCACTATTTGAGACCTGTTTGGCAACGCAACACTGAGAAGGATGCTCTCATCGGTGTTTCAATGACCGGCATTGCTTCTGGCCATGTGTTGAATCTTGACATGAAGGCAGGTGCAAAAATTGTAAAGGAAGAGAACGCTCGCGTGGCAGCATTGCTGGGAGTCAACCCTGCAGCCCGAACCACGTGCGTCAAGCCCGCGGGAACAACCTCCCTAACGCTAGGAACTTCTTCAGGCATTCACGCCTGGCACAACGATTACTACATCCGCCGTCTTCGCGTAGGAAAGAACGAGGCAATCTACAACTACCTGGTCCAGTTCCATCCAGAGCTCATCGAAGATGAATTCTTCCGACCACATGACACTGCGGTCATCTCCGCCCCTCAGAAGGCGCCTGATGGTGCAATCCTACGATCTGAAACGGCCCTAGAATTGCTTGAGAGAGTTAAGCGAGTTAGCGTAGACTGGATTCGCAACGGACATCGAAAAGGCCAGAATACCCACAACGTCTCGGCAACGATTAACATCAAGGAACATGAGTGGGACGAAGTTCGTGACTGGATGTGGGAAAACCGTGAACACTACAACGGTCTTTCGGTTCTTCCATCTTCAGATCACACCTACAAGCAGGCTCCCTTCGAGGATTGCGATAAGGAGACTTACGATCGGCTGATGGAAAGCATGAAGAATGTTGACCTTACAAACGTCATTGAAATGGAAGACAACACGGAGTTGACTGATCAGGCTGCATGTGCTGGCGGTGCTTGCGAAATCATCTAAGTTGGATGATATTTATAAGCGAACAAGTCAGGAACCTGCAGAATGAAAGTGTTTCAGAATGTAAAACAGATACTCGTTTACTCAGACAGCGAGCTAACCGAGTTCATGTTGGTCTTGGTTCTAATTTTCATTGACCCTATGCGATCCCACGTTTTCTGCTGCTCACCAACAATTTGGTCAGCAGTGGGAGTTACGTCTGGGATCGTGCTCTTTATGGGGCTCCTGTTCGAGAAACTAAGGGTTAGACAAGCTGGCTTGCTTATGGCAATTGCTTTTTTTACTGCCGCAAGCATGATTGAGTTTAATCACGGTCACTGGAACTATCCTGATCATGGAACATATCTCGTTCAGGCTCTTGTATCCATATTCTTATGGCTTAGAGATGATAAAGAAAGATTAGTTATGGCAACGAAAAGGAGAATGAAAAATGGAACAGAGTGACATCGTCACACTTCTCGTGGCCGTTGTCGGTACTCTCGGCGGCGCGTCAGCGTGGCAATTCTACCAGAAGCGGCTTGAAATCAAGGCTGCATCTGAAGAGAAAGATAAAGCGCAGCAACACGTTTACCGTGATGACCTGCGCGAACGCGTTGCAGTTTTAGAAGCTAAGTTAGACACATCGAGAAATGAAAGGGACGACCTACTAGAAAAGCTGAGAGTTCTTGCGGAAGAGACCGCTGCGCTCAGGGTCGAAGTTCAGTTTCTGAGGGAGGAGAGAGAAAAGTTAACTGCCCTGGTTGAGAAGCTGAGCATGAAAGATGATTCTAAGAGTTAATTTTTTTCGTGTTGCTCTAATTGCAGCTAGCTTAAATGCTATTTTGACATTTTGCCAAAGAGCAATTCTTAAGCAGACCGAACTCAGTTCCGCCGTTTCAGATTTTGTTTCGTCGGCTTCTCTGGCGGAATACGTCCTTTTCGTGCTCCTTATCTCGGTTGTCATTCCGGTAGGCGAGGAAATAATCTTCAGAGGACTACTGTGGAAGTTCGTAAAGAAGTTTGCCTCTGAAAGCAAGGTAGCTTGGTTTGTTGCTGTCCTGTTCGCCTTTGTTCATCCTCTCGAGTCGGCAGTTTTTCTGTTTCCATTTTCTGTATATTTGAGTCACCTAAGGTATACTACAGAGTCGGTGAGAGCTGGCATTGTTGCGCACATCGCGTTTAACACGGCCGGTCTCGTTTTCCCCTCGGTGGTAAATTGGATTCTTACGTAGCGCCAGTTTCTCCTCATGACCTCATACAGGAACACTATCCGGGAGACGAGTACAAAATTCTTGTTTGCTGCATTCTCTTGAACCAAACCAGGAGGAAGCAGCTTGACAAGATCGTCGACGAGTTTTTTGATAAGTGGCCAACAGCAGAAAGTATTCTTTGTGCTGATCACGAAAGCTTAGTTGAGATGATGCGGCCACTAGGTTTCTACAATCGAAGAGCAAAATCTCTAAAGAAGTTTGCAGAACAGTACATCGCTGGCAATTGGAATATTGCCAGCGATCTTCACGGTTGTGGAAAATACGCCAACGACGCCTGGATGATTTTCATTAAAGGCAGAGCCCACGAGGTTTCGCCAGAAGATCATGCGCTAAATCATTACCATAGCTGGTTTATCAGCAACCACAAAAGTGTATAATCACGAAAAGGAGATGACATGACTAAGATTACCCTAGGTGACCCGGCCATTGCAGAAATTGCACGACTCGTTCAGCTTGCAATTCTCACAGGGACGGATGTAACCGACCAACTTCGAACGCTTTCGCTTACCGTAGAGAACGATGTTCTTTACCCACATCCTGATTTCACCGATTACATTGAGTCGTCAATCAACAGGCTTCTTCAAGATGCTGAGACGATTCAGGCAGAGGCTTGAGCTTCAGCAACGGTGATCTCGTGATCTGCCGGGCACCTTTCATGATGTTCTTCGATTCAGAAGATGAACAGCTGATGCTCGCGCCGGCCCAATTACAGCCAGGGGATGTTGGAATATGCGTTGAGTCTTCCAAGTATGGTGAAATAGCTTTCATGTTTGGTAACGCAATTTTGTATCACCTTGAAAACGATTTTGATTTTAGCGTTAACAGGATTGAGGACTGTATTGAAATTTGCTCTTAGTCATGACTGCTGAAATCGTTCTTGAAACTAGTTGCTCGTCTTGAAAAAGGCGGGCAATTTTATTATGATGGACCAAAGAGAGGTATCGATATGAGCAAAGTTCCTTCTAGGTTTGTTGGCTTGCATGCGCATTCCGGCTTTTCAACGTTTGACGGCCTAGGATATCCGCAGGAGCACATTGACTTTGTTCGAGAGAATGGAATGGACGCGTGGTCGTTGACTGATCACGGTCACATGAATGGTTTTGCTCATGCATACCTGCATTCCGAGAAGCTAAACTCGAAGGGCGCAAACTTCAAGTTCATTCCTGGGTGTGAGATGTATGTGCATCCAGATCTCACGGCTTGGAACCTTGATTACGAAATCAAGAGGGCGGCTAAGCGAGGAGACGCATCGGCGCTTGCCAAGCTCCGTCGCATGCGTGAGGAGCTGGTAACTCCGCTGAAGGTTCAGACTGACGAAGACGATGAGATCGTTGACATTGCAATCGAGGAAGCCGGCCTTACGGTTGAGAATGAGGAAGAGACTAAGTCCGGTAAGTTCTACGATCCTATCAAGCGGCGGCATCATCTCGTTGTATTGCCAAAGACCTCTGTTGGCCTCGAGAGACTATTTGGCCTTGTTAGTCGTGGTTACTCAGAGGGATTTTATCGGTTTCCTCGTGTGGACTACAGGATGCTAAAGGAAGCGGCCAAGGGTGACCACCTCCTCGTGAGCACTGCGTGCCTCGGTGGCCCCCTGGCTTACGAAGCGTTTTCACATCTCCAGAAGGTTGAGTTCGACGATTTGAATGCAAAGCTGCTGGACAATCCTGCGCTCCTTGAAAGGATGATGAATTCCGTTGGCAACGGATATGAGATGCTTGCCGATGCCGTAGGCAGGCACAACGTGATGCTCGAGATTCAGTTTAACCATCTTTCAGCTCAGCACCTTGTCAACAGGGCAATCATTGAATTTGCAAAGCAAAACGGACTTTCTGATCAGCTCGTCGTGACTTGTGATTCGCACTACTCACATCCGGATCACTGGAAGGAGCGTGAGCTTTACAAGAAGCTCGGATGGCTTAACTACAAGGATTTTGATCCCTCGAAGCTTCCTCAGTCAAGAGAAGATCTGAAGTGTGAGCTGTATCCGAAGAATGCAAACCAGGTTTGGGAAACTTACCACGCTACAAAGCAAGGTTACGATTTCTACGATGACGATGTTGTTTGCGCAGCAATCGAAAGAACGCATGACATCGCACACGAAGTGATTGGCGACATTCACCCAGACAAGTCGATGAAGCTTCCATCGTACACAATTCCTGCTGGAAAGACGGCTAACGATGCTTTGCTAGAAGCGTCGAAGGAAGGTTTGATCAAGAAGAATCTCCACCAAAAGCCAGAGTATGTCTCTCGTCTCAAGGAAGAGCTTCAGGTTATTTTTGACAAGGAGTTCTCTGAGTACTTTCTTACAACGAAGGCCATCATCGATCTTGCAAAGACACAGATGCGAGTTGGCCCGGGTCGTGGTTCTGGAGCAGGCTCTCTGGTAAACTACGTCCTCGGGATTACGGACGTCGATCCCCTGAAGTACGGTCTTCTTTTCTCACGCTTCATGGATCCCACTCGTACCGACTATCCTGATATCGATACCGATGTTGGTGACCGTGATAAGCTTCTAGGCTTGCTTCGAGGTGAGTTTGGTGAGGACAACATTGTCCCCATCTCTAACTACAACCGGTTCCAACTGAAGTCTCTCGTCAAAGACATTTCTCGCTTCTACGGGATTGAGTTCACAAAGGTAAACCGTGCTCTCGGCCCTCTCGATAAGGACATTAGGTCTGGACTCAAGCGTGACAAGATTCCAGTCAACGGACCTATCACTCCGACTCTAGAGTGGGCACTTGAGTACTCAGAATCTTTCCGAAAGCTTGCGCAAGATCATCCGGAGATTATCGAACCCATTGGTGTTCTTTTCCAGCAGAACAAGTCCCTAGGTCGCCACGCCGGCGGTGTCATCGTTTCTGAGAACATCAAGGAGAGGATGCCACTCATTCTTGCGAAGGGTGAGCTTCAAACACCTTGGGTTGAAGGTGCTTCTTACAAGCACCTGGAACACTTCGGTTGGATTAAGTTTGATCTTCTCGGCCTTGAAACCCTTCGGATGATCGATCGAACGATTGAGCTAATCCTCACCAGAAAGCATGGCATTGAAAACCCTGCATATTCTGATGTTACCGAATGGTTTGATAACAACATGGCGAACGAGGTCATCGACTTCAACGATCAAGAAGTCTATCGCGTCTATGCAGAAGCTAGATGGGCAGGCATCTTCCAGTGTACGAATCACGGTGCTCAGCGACTGTTCAAGAAGGCTAAGCCAAAATCAATCGAAGAAATTGCTGCGCTGACTTCAATCTACAGGCCAGGTCCACTTGCGATGAAGATTGATAGAAAGTACCTGCAATCCAAGGCTGATCCCGGTAGTATCATCTACAAGCACCCCATCCTAGAAGAGATTCTTGCGCCTACTTTCGGTCATATCGTCTTCCAGGAACAGACTATGGCAATCGTTAACCGTGTTGCCGGCATTCCACTTGAAGAATGCAATGCGGTTCGAAAGATGATGAAGCCTCAGCAATCTTCTGGCGACGCTGCAAAAAAGGCAAAGGCTCTAAAGAACAGAATTATTGACGGCTTCGTTGGCAACGGCATGGGCCGTCACGATGCGGAAGATCTCTATGATGACATCATGAAGTTCACCGCTTACTCGTTCAACAAGTCTCATGCTGTTTCCTATGCCATTGATTCGTTCTACTGCGCTTGGCTCATGACCTACTACGAAGAGGAATGGCTCTGTGCTTACCTTGAGTCAATGGAAGGCAATCCTGACAAGCGTGCCAAGGCCTTCAGCGAGGTTGCAGCGCTAGGCTACAAGATTGTTCCCCTTGATATCAACGAGGCTCAGAAGAGCTGGACAATTCTCAGTGGCAAGAGATTCATGCCGTCGTTCATGTCCTGCAAGGGCGTTGGTGAATCTGCGGTCGATGAGATCATGGAGAATCGACCTTATCATGATGTTAAGTCTATGCTGTGGACTGACGAAGGAAAGTGGCGACACTCCAAGTTCAACAAGAAGACCATGGAATCTCTGATTCGTGTTCGTGCTTTTGAATCCATGGGGGTTGTTGGAAAGGAGTTCGAGTCTTACAAGCACATGTACGATACCGTGATTCCGAACTGGAACTCTCTTAGAAAGTCGCTCAAGAGAAATCCATGGGAAGGATATGACAACTTCATGCGAGCCAGCTTGGAAAACTCAGGCATGCCCGGGTTTACTAAGAGTGAGATCATTGCAAATGAGAACGATCTATTCGGCTACGTGAGTCCTGACACGATTATTACCGAAGGGCAAATCAAGCGACTTCGAGATAACGATGTAAGGCCAATCGGTGAATGGGACAGTGAGTGGATGTACTGGTTTGTTCCCACTATCGTTCAGGAGAAGAGGACTCGCAACGGCAAGAACTATCTTCGAATGAAAGTAACTTCAAACGATGGCAACAATGAATGGATGAACTGCTGGGGCTGGGATGGAAAGACCAAGATTCAGCCTTACAGCATCTGCGTTTCGATCATCAACGAGCAGGAAGGTTGGGGCAAGTCTTGCCGCTGGTCCAAGTTCAAGATCATGTAAAAGCCAAAAGCCGAACGTATAATCAGTAAAGGAAGAACATGCAAACTTACAAGAATCTAAACGAAGCTTTTGTTGAATCTCTGAAACTGCTAAGCAAGGGTTCGATCGTAAACTCCAGAGGTTCGAAGCAGAGAGAGATCCTTTGGCACTCAATGATGATCGAAGATCCAACAGCTCTTTCTATTGAAGTTCCTGCCCGAAAGTTTCGGCCTTCATATGCAGTTACAGAATGGCTGTGGTATTTGTCGCACAATCCGGATGTAAGCAACATCGGTAAGCTTGCAAAGATTTGGCGAGACATTGCTGATGAAGAAAACAGGGTTGAGTCAAACTACGGAGTTTGGATTCACGGAAACATCAACGAGAGGACCGGGCTAAATCAGTGGGAGTGGGTTCGTGATGAGTTGATTCGGGATCGTGATACTCGTCGCGCAAGCATTACCATCAACGGATACCAGCACAAGGGAAAGAACAACAAGGATTATCCTTGCACGCAGTACATTCATTTCTTCATCCGAGACAACAAGCTGCACCTAGGCGTTCACATGAGGTCCAATGATGCAGTCTTCGGTTTCTGCAATGATGTGTTTACGTTCTGCATGTATCAGCAACTGATGCTCAACGAGCTCAATGCGAGAGTTTCCGGAGATAAGATTGAGCTAGGACACTACTATCATTCGGCAGGTTCGTTCCACATTTACGAATCTCACTTTGCAATGATGGACAAGATTGTTGCAAACTACGGAGCCAATCATCCCGATAGCGTTCCGTATCCAGACCTAGTGAAGTACACGCTTCGTGATTCGCTAACTCTCGAAGGGCTACAACGAATGCACGTGAATCTACCATACTACAAGCTTACCAAGGAAGAGATTAACAGTTGGACCGAAGAAAAAATGGAGCTAATCTATGTCTAACATTCTAGAAAAGGCAAATGAAATTGTCAACCAACGTTCCGAGGAAAAGGAGCGAGAGTACGGACCGTTTAGCGAGGGTATGCAGCGAGCAGCAATGATTGCTTCGGGTATGTCCGGAAAGCAAATGACTAGTCATGATATGTACATTGCACTCGTTGCTCTAAAGCTAAGCCGCCAGTCTTACAATTTCAAGGAAGATAATCTGCTAGATGCCGTTGCGTATCTCGGCGCCTGGCAAAACCACATTGAGGGAAAGTCATGAGAATCAGCAAGGTCAGAGAAGTAAAGACACCAACCCGAGGCACGGAAAAGAGTGCGGGAATCGATTTCTACGTTCCTCAGGGTCGCGAATATATTCGTCTAAGTCCTGGAGAATCGTGTCTCATTCCGAGCGGAATTAAAGCCGATGTTCCAAAGGGTCATGCACTAATTGCGTTCAACAAGAGCGGAGTCGCTGTTAAGAAAGGTTTGCATGTTGGTGCATCCGTAGTCGACGAAGACTATCAGGGCGAGATACATATTAACCTGATGAATGTAAGTAAAGACGAAGTTGTAATCTCCCCTGGGGAAAAGATTATTCAGTTCCTTTTGCTGCCGGTTTTCTATGACAGCATTGAAGTTGTAAACGAAGAAAGCTTGTTTGAGAATGTTACTGAACGTGGGACCGGCGGTTTTGGAAGTACAGGAGTTTCCTGATGACAGTTGCCAGACCAAGTGAAGTGGATTGCGTAATCTATCACGCCAATTGTAATGATGGATTCGGCGCCGCTTTCTCAGCTTGGAAGTTTCTTGGTAATCGAGCGGAATATCATGCGTGTAGTCACGGTGATCCTCCGCCTGACGTAAAGGGAAAGAACGTTGCTGTTCTTGATTTTTCGTTCAACAATGCAACGACCAAGAAGATGATTGAAGAAGCAGAGAGCTTCATCATCATCGATCACCACAAGTCCGCAATGGTTGAACTTCACGACGTTTCACACGCCGTGTTCGACATGAACCATAGCGGCGCAATGCTAGCATGGAATTTCTTTCACCCAGGAAAGGAAGCACCAAAGTTCATTCAGTACATTGAGGACAGGGATCTATGGAAGTGGGAACTTCCGTACAGCAAGGAGTTCAGCGCTGCCTTTGACATGGTGCCGTGGGAGTTCGAGGAGTACGAGAAGTTTGAGGATGACAGTGTTTTCGACGATGCAGTCAAGCGTGGATCGTTCATTCTTGCATACTCCAAGACTGTTGTCAAAAAGGTTTGTGAACGAGCACAGCCTCGAAAGCTTGACGGCCACAGCGTTCTGATAGTCAACTCACCACACTGGATGTCGGAGATCGGATCTAGGCTCGCACCAGATTGTGACTTTGCCGTAATCTGGTATTGGGATCATTCTGATCACATGACCAAGGTTTCCCTAAGGGCATTCCACGAGACGGTCGACGTCAGTGAGGTTGCTAAGAAGTTCGGCGGCGGCGGTCATAAAAAGGCTGCTGGATTTACTCTGCCTGCTGAAAAGCACATCGAGGAGATTTTTGATGCGTCCTAGTTGGGACGAAATCTGGATGAGGTTTGCAAAGTCTGTTTCAGAAAGATCTTACGATCCTCGTTTCAAGGTTGGCTCCGTTGTAGTAACTTCGGACAATACACAGGTGCTTGCCATGGGCTACAATGGTAACTACGCTGGTGGACCGAACGAAGCCGAGTCTACGGAGCCTGGTAAGTCAGGCATGCTGCATTCGGAGATAAACGCTCTCATCAAACTCGACTACAACAATCCGAAAAAGAAGAAGCTGTATGTTACACTCTCTCCGTGCAGAATGTGTGCAAAGGCTATCATCAATGCTGGAATCGGCGAAGTGATCTATGACGAGGAATATCGTGATAGCAGCGGCATAGAACTACTAGAGTCTGTTGGAATCCTAGTTAGGAGAGTACATATTTAGTCTTGAGGAATGACTTATGTTCGATACTGAATTTTCGATCAGGCTAACTGAAAAGGCCTACAGGATTGCTTACTTCGATGCAGCAAACGTGATCTCCGAAGGAAAAATCTCGATCCTTGTAGAACGAGTTACTGATGACGAGGTCGAGAAGCTCAAGGATCAGCTAAAGTCGACAAAGCAAGCATTGGACGACCTAAGGCAGAAAGTCCCAGAACAAATGACGAACGTTACCGCCTATCTCGACAAGGTTGATGCTGAGTTCAAAGACGTGAATCCAGCAAAGATTAGGCTTGTTGGTAACAAGAAAAGGCTAGCAAAGATTATCGGTAGCGCTGCTTCGGCACAGCGGAAGATGCAAACCATTACGCAGAGCGTTACTCGTGCTTTTGAGGATCTAAAGTCTGCGATTGCATCAGACGAATCAGCTAAGAAATCACTGAAAGACAATGCTGAAGACGTTAGGGAATTGTCAATCGAAGAGTTTATCAAAAAGCATGGAGGTGTTGGATCTCTTGATGATGCAACATTCCGCAAGGGAATTTCCAATGCTTACACTCCGCCACCAAAGGCGAAGGGGTTTTTTGCAAAAATTGTTAGAGCTTTGGGATTTGAAGCTCTTCCACCATCAGATGCAAAATTTACAGAAGACCTGATGAAGATTCCTCTTGAGAAGATCATTGCTTGGTCTTCTACGCCGGCAATGACAAGGGTATCATCGCCTGCTTCAGCAGAACAAATTAGGGATTCGGTATCCGCAGCAACAAGCGACGTTGCAGATCTCACGGGTCAGGATCAAGGCCAGGATCAACCTGGCGAAGATGCCGAACAGCCTGATGACGAAGCTGGAGATGACGCTCCTGACGAAGAAGCCGAAGAGGCTATCGAAGATCTCGCTGACGAGATGGCAGACGAGGCTGAAGCTGAAGCTGTTGCTGATGCCGCCGAAGAGGCTGCTGACGAGGACGAGGACGAAGGTCTTCCCACGCTTTCCAGTATCCTGTTTCAGCCTGTCGACTCAGACGACCGGTCGAAGGGTATGAAGATGAGGGATGACTTGACAGATCCTCAGGAAAATGAAATCGGAAACAGGCTAAGAATCGCCCTACAAAACATTGCAGATACTAGCCTAAAGTCAAGCTACGATGGATTGGTCGATAAGCCTAACACTGCAAATAGAAGAAGCTTCATCAGCAATATTCAGAATTTGAAGAGTGCTTTGGACAGAGTGAAGCTTGAAAGCAAATCTGAAAATGGCGAACTAATTTTAGAGCAGTGGCAAAAACTTGCGGGGATTAAAGAAGATGAATAAAGCAATTTTAGAATCCATGCGGCGTGTGATGCTTCGCAGAATCGTTGAAAATCTTGACGAGGCTGACGTGGTTGACAATCACGGAAACGTTGTAATTGGAAAGGATCTTAAGGTTCGACACGTTCCGTCTCAGTTTGAGTACACCGTTGCGGAGGTGATTCGTGGGCCTGACGGAGTTCAAATTGTTCTCCGATCACCAGAGTCTTCAAGATTCCAGCCTGGAGCTGATCTCGTAGTTTCTGAAAAAGAGTTTGAAAAAGATTATGAGGTGAAGTGATGAAGCTCGAGGACATCATCAATGTAAGAGAGCTGCGTAATGCCGTCAGGAAAAGTTCTCACGTTGCAACAATCAACGAGGCCTACGTAGTTCAGTCTCCGCAGACGAAGGTTGAGACCGAATCGCTGAGCGAGAAGTCAAAGAAGATACTGCAGAGCAAGTTGGACCTGTATGCTTCCGAGTTGAACCACGTCAGCGCTCAGCTCGATTCTGCAACCCGCGATGTTTCTATGCCAGATGCATCATCATACAGTGCTCTGAAGGCCCAGGAAGGCCGCCTGCTACAGCTCAGTTTTTTCCTAGGTTTGCACTCAACGAATATTGGGGATCCTCAGTCAAGCCTAGCCATGGACACCCTGACGTACATGAGGCTAGAGAGGGACTGGGGAACGTTTGATTCTTGGCAAAAGGACTTCATTGCATGCGCAATGACAGCTTGCAACTTTGTCGTTACTGCATACAACTATGATCTCAAGAGGTACATGAATCTCATTGTGGATAGTATGCATGCCCTTCCTCCGAATGTCACGCCAGTCATAAGTCTTGCGGTAATGCCTGACCTGTACGTCAGAGATTATCTCGATGACAGAAAGGCTTATGTTTTTGCAATGATTCGAGAGTTGAATTGGGATAAGATTGACGCTAGATTCAAGAGGGCCGAGAGAGCTGCCGCAGCTTACGAAGGAAGGGAACAATGAGTTTGAATTTTGATAAAGCAAGAAGAGCACTTCTGAATGAAGACATTTCTACCGTTGGCGCTGTTCCTTCTGAAGAAATTGCAATGGATTCCATCGAAGCTGGCCGTGAGTCTAGAGAGTTTGCAGAAGCGGACATGATTCGCGAGCAGGAGGAAGACGAGGAAGAGGAGGAAGATCAGGACGACGAAGAGGACGAGGTCGAGGAAGTATCTCCGGATGACAAGGAGTCCTTGGAGAAATCTGTCGATGATGCCATCGAAGGAATCTTGGTCGACTACGAAGCTAACGCCAGAAAATCTGCAGAGCTACAGACTGAATCGAGGTATTCACTTCGTCGCTATTTGCTAACTGAGGCTGATGAAAAGCTTGACGTCGACATGTTCGCATCGGATGTTGCTAGACTCGTCAAAAACTACGACACTCTTCTCGACATGGAAGCCATCATTGTCAACAAGGCTATACAGTTCCTGGAAAAGAATTATGATTCAGATATAGCGGAAGAGTTCGTGGAATTGTTAGACATTCGCCATGACATCTCTATCGGTGAAGATCCTGACGAGCTAGAGCAGCCAATTGCTGTCGGTGCTTCAGGCGGAGGCGGAGGCGCTGTTTGAGCAAGTTTAGCGACTTTGAGACGCGAGTCTCAACTCACATTGCACTTGAAAAATGGTGCCATGGAGAGTTTAGAAAGCTTCTCATTGACTACAATCTGTCGATGCAAGAAGTTTTCCGAGAATTTGTTTCTCGAACTGTCGCAAAAGAAAGTTACATCATCGACATGCTCGAAAAGCTTGAATACGAAAAGAGAAACAAAGTCGTTAAAAAGAGAGTTGCAAAAGCAGATGCTGAGTCTATTTTTAGGGAGATCGAAGAATCAACACCCTTCGGGTAACGTCGAAGATCTCAAACAAAGAGTTGAAAAGCTTGAAAAAGAAAACGAAAAGCTTGTGTCTGCACTAAGGAAAACACAGGACGTTCTCGCCGCTGTGTCAAAAGCTCAAAGCGAATTTATGGTAGAGTTTAATCGGATTCTTTTGCCTGTTCTGGACGCAGCCAAAGAATCCCATCAGTTGGTGTTTTTTCAAGATGACGATTGGCAATAAACAAAGGATCATCATTGTTTTCTTTGCAGTTCTACTTCTTGCCCTGGGGGCATGGGCGGGATCATCCCTTACGGCTGCAAGCAAAGACAGAGAGATAGAGGAGCTTCTTGGAGTGAATGAAACACTCCACGATGAAATTGCCGTAACAAAGACCAAAGTAACCGGTCTTTCCAAGTCGATCAAAAGCATGACGGACGAAAACACGCAGTTGCTCGATCTGGTCACGAGCCTAAGAGATCGTCCGGAAAAGATTCAGTACATTACCAGGGTAGAAACCGTTGTTGTTCCAGTCGAATCAGAAAAGTCATTTTCTGAACCTCCGCAAGAGTACTCGTTCGAACTAAAGCCCGGTCTTCCTGTTGCTAAGTTTTCGTACGATAAGCAACTGCAGGAACCGTACAAGTTCGAAACCTACTCCCTTAACTTTAGAAACAGCATTGCAATTTCGAAGAAGAGCTCGACAGCACTTCTCCAGGTATCTTCTAGTGGAAACCCAGATCAGTTTGTCGACATACCGATCGACGATTTAACGGTGGACTTCGTCGAGGAGCAGAGGCTTTTCGAACCAAACATTGGCGTTGGATTGACGCTCGCCGCCGGTGCTTCACCCGACTTCTTGGGCTCAGTTTTCGTTTCCTTCATCCACCCGACAAAAAACGTCGATGTTGTCGGACTGAGAATTGGCGGCAATGGGTCTAACGCTCACTTCTATTTCGACGCTGCAGGATACAATATTGGCCATCACATTCCCATTTTCACCGATTTATGGGTTCATGCGGGAGTTGGAGTCGATATTTATGCAAGTCCACATGGTCACGTTTCGCTAGGCACGAAATTTTAGCGAAGATTATTTATCTTTAGAGGTCAAAATGTCAAAGAAAAATTTGGATCGCCTTGTCGAATCAGTGATTTTTGAGAATTATCTGAACGAAGACATGGGCAGTCGAGCCGTAGCACCAGGAACTCTGCATGCAGATCCTGTGCTTGGCAATACCGGATACGGTAAGTTGGTTGTCAAGAAAAATCCTGAAACAACGGTTGGAGAGGAGCTGCCCCTAGCACCGTCTTCGGTAATGAGTGCACAGTTGGCCGACGAGCTTCCTCCGGTTGATGACCCAGACTACAAGCCTAAGACCGCTTCTGACTTCGGTTTGGCCATGCATGCAATAGTTAACGACCTACCAGAAGAGCAAATGGAGAAACTTTACCGGTCGATACGAAGAACAGCCGAGAAGATGCTCGGTAGGATTAACGAGCAAGCCGGTGATGACTATTACATGGGCCTCACAGACGAAGAGCTGTTCGATGGAATGACCGACGAGGAAAAGGAAGAGCTTCAAGATCTGGCCGACAGAATGAGAGCTTCTGGAGAAAAGGTTCCATCTAGCTGGGATACAATTCTCACTTCCGACGACCCCATCAACAAGATCAAAGGAAGCTCTGACGAAAAGCCTCCAGGCGAGATTGTCGCACCGGTTGAGGTCACAAAAGACGGCATGACACTGGAAGATCTTGCGGATGTTATGGGGATTGGCGTTTCAGGAGCCAGACAATCGATTGAGAAGCTTATCCGCAGAACGGGAACTCTTGAGAGAATTCTATCGCCGAAAGATCTAAAGTCGCTTGAAATATTTGCTACGATTCAGTTCATCAAAGGTCTCACGCCATTTGTTGACGAGGACGACATTGATGAGCTGAAGCTCAACAGAGACATTACCAGAGGCCTAGACTCTTACAGGTTTTTCTTCGTTAACTCATTCATTCTCCCTGTGTACAATAAGCTGTACAGAACAGCATCCAAGGACATAGAGGCTCGCCTTGTGCGAAGCGGTTTCCCAAAGCGGTCTGCTCTTACGATCAAGAACATCATGTTCGGAGAGTCCATGATGACCCCGGAGAAACTGAGAAACAAGATTCAAAAGGACATTGCGGCAGAGGACTCCAGCACCGATGTCGATACTTTGGTAGATCGTCTCAAGGGTTTCTATCCGACACTCAAATCAATCGCTAGCTTGGACGGAGCAGACGTTGCCGGTATGGCTCGAGACAGATGGGACAAGCTATCAGATAAAAGAAAATCTCAAGAAGTTGAGAAGGCACTAGATGCAACACAGGCGTTCCAAGATGAATTTGAAGGCAAGGATGCTTAGAGAGGTTTTTGATCTTAGCGAAGACCACGGGGTCGAGAAAACTCAGTTTGAGTTTTTGCCACCTAGGGAACATATCAAGGCCCCCTCATCTCCAATTGGTGCTTGGACTGGCATGGGCTGGGCAATGTCAATGTGCAAAACAAAGCTTAGCCGCAGATTTTCTTTTCCAAACAAGCAGTCAAGAGATGTGTTTGTCCTTGATATCATGGATCTAGAGAGAACCACGGGTCACAACATAGACTACCACGTCTGTGACTATGATGTATCTGTAGTCCTAACGACGAAAGACATCGATGAAGTAACAGACATGGACATGAAGTGTGCAAAGCATCTCTCGGACTGCGAAGATGAGATCAAGTCATCTGCAATTTGATACTTAGCTTAGGGTGAAGCATGAAGAAGTTTGAATTTGACAAGTTTATGGACGACATTGAGAAGCGCGAAAAGCCTGTCAACGAAATCAAGAAGGCGCCAGAGACACCACAGGAATATCTTCACCGCCGTTACCGAGAAAACTACCGTCATAGAATGAAGGTAAAGGTTGATAAGAAATGAGTACTAGAAAGGCAAAGCTTCTAAGAAGACTGATCTCCGAAGCATCTGACGAGAGAATGATGCAAAAGAGATCCTCGAGGGATCAAGAACCGTTCAAGCTTCGAAGAAAGAAGACGACATCTGAAATGCAAGAGCAGGATAACGAGGAAGAAGACTCTGGCATTGAAACGCCGACATACGCAAAGGTCATTGACAAGCTCAACCTCATGCGAAGCGGTAAGTCTGTTAGAGACAAAGAAATTTCTTCCCAGGTCAAGAAGTACTTCAACTCACTGAGTGGGCCAGAGCGTACCGCTCTGTTTGCGTACCTAGATGCTCTAACGGAAATCATGTCCGGTGGCGAATCAGCGTCGAAGGTCGAAGATCCATCAGATGATCCATATTTCGTAACTACCACTCGCAAGGGCGGCGGTGCAAAGAAGGAGAAGAAGCGGAAGCCTTCCGGAAAAAAGAAGTCTCCTGAAGTCGAGAAGGCCAAGGGCGCAGCGATCGTCGTAGGACAGTAAGATGCAACAGCCAGATGTCATCGAGGAGCTGTTCAGACTCAGCGATATAAAGGGCGGACTGGAAAACGTTAGAGACGTTTCCAGGATTGTTGTTGGAAGCTTTTTGCAAATTGGCAGAGAGTTAGCCCTGCCCCTAAGAATTGCATTCAGTCTAGGCGATGATGAGAAGCTGAAGAAAACAATTACCGACTACAGTGAGGCAACCAGAGCTTACAACTCGGATACCAATCAGCGCTTGAGATCGCTGGGTGCATTTGAGGTTGATCCAGAGCAGTTGCTTTACAATCCTGTTGGATTTTTTCTAACGTTTCCAGTAAACGCTTATCTGTTCATGATGGATGATCCTGGAGCAAAGGATCTTCCTCCGTTTCTTGAAAAAACGCTGAGAGACTTGAGTTCTGATACATCGGATCTCAGAAAGGGTCTATCATCACTGGAGAAGATTTTCTTTGAGTCAAAGAACTCTGTCGAAGTTCTTATTTCTGAACGAAAGACTCCCAAGGGATTAACTGCAAAAGCAGTCGATGAGCTTCTTTCGTTTTTTGGAATTGATGCTGAAAGCCAGAGAGACAAGCACTTCGACACGCTGGTCGACATGCTCGAGCAAGCAAAAGCATCGATCGAACAGAGGTCCAAGCTCATTGCCATGATGAGGAAGGTTGATACAGCAGAAACGTTGAAAAAGCTGGTAACCGTACTAAACTCGTCAGGTGCCAAGATTGATGCTTCGAAAATCAACAAGATGATCACGGACTTTCAGGAAAAGAATCCGGAAAGTGACGACCTAAAAGATCTCATGATGGGCCTGGTAAACTCCGGCGTTGCAGAACTCAAGTCAGACATTGACAAACTTCTCGAGAGAGCACCGACGGAAGAGAACCTGAAGTCCTCTGATCACGAGAAGGCCGACAAGGCTCTGACTCTAATCAATCAAATTAAAAGTTTGGCATCTCGCATTTAACCTTTTGGTGTTTTTGACTTATCATTATGCATCACGCGAGAGGAAACGATGAGCGATAACTGGATTCCAGAGTTTTGTTACGAAGAGGATCAGGAAGGTCTGACCTCGAATATTCCGTTTGTTCCGGTCCCGAAGGACCAGCAGATGCCCGGGTTTATCTTTGTCTTTGAGTCAAGGGAAACGGGTGAGTTTGAGCCTGGACCTGAGGGCGAGGAGCTTCCCGTCACGGAGATGACACTCCACCAGTATGCAGACATGCAGACTCTGAAGGAGAGGCTTAGCCCAATTGAGTTTGACAACGTCAGGTTTGCTCTCGGTCTTGAACCTCTTGCCGTTGCAGCAGCAAAGGGTAAGAAGATCACCGAGAACGTTAGGGATACCGTTGCTCCTGAGTCCTAGTTGTAAACTGGGGCCGTGACAGTTATACTCATACTGGAGGTTTGATGTATATCAGTCGAAGTCAAGCAGAGAACGCAATCCGAAACATGAAGCATTTCTACAAGTCTCTCAGGGACGTCTACTCTTGTTCTGGCATGAACGTTGAGGAAGACTTGGGTCGTAGAAACATTCTCATGTCTGGTCCGCAAGAGTTTTACTTTGCTGAACAGATTCAGGCCAACTTTCCGAATGCATACAATAACGGAAAGACCGGCGAACCAGACATCGTCATTCCTGAGATTGGCAAGAACCTTGAGTGCAAGCTCACAACTCGCCACCGTTCCGGAGCTCTTAGCTTCCAATCTGATTCAATGACTTTCGAAGGAAACGAAGAAGGCGTCGATTTTCTGTACGTTATTGCCGATGATCACTTTGAGAACTTTGCTGTGCTTCACTTTGAGGGTCTCAAGCGAGAAGACTTTCACGCAGAGTCTCCGG